ACTGTTTTGGCGTTCAATTCAGGATTCACCGCAAAGTCATATTTAGTCCCTACTATGATTTCTGTTATATCATCAATAGTTCCAGACGTAGAGCGTAAAAACCAATATTGACCAGCGGTTGCTGAAAAAGTTATTACATTCCAACCTGCTAATAACTGGTCTCTATGATCTAATATTGCTGTCCCCATAGCTGTAGCCGAGCTCCCTCTATATACTTCAAAATTATGACCATGATCAGAAGTATAATGCAACGCAATACAGTTAGCTGTTTTAGATGCGTTACCTGCCCCTACATTAAATCTTAGAGTGTCGGTGTCATTAAATGATGTAAATGCAGTAGCTATGGACATATCTATAGCTCTTGATTCGTTTATCACGTTACTTGCACTGGAAAATGTTGTCCCAGATGCAGTCCCATCCGTTAGTGTGGATTCTGTAAGACCTATATTGTCGTAAATAAAACTTCTTGCCATTATGAAACCTTTATTGCCTTAATTGAACTTCCGTTCGGTTTTTTACTAATACTCTGTATAATGAAATAATCTGTAGAACCACCAGACTCTACTAAGGTGACTCCATATAATTTTATTGTACTATCCCAATTAGAGAATTTGATTATATCCCCTATCTCCAGATCATTATATTTTGCTCTGCCACAATCGAAATCTATTATTATCCTACGGTCTTTAAATATATCTCTATATGCTTCAGCCAGTTTAGTAGCAGTTGTAGTATCAATTGTATCTGCATCCATTTTGAGCTTTAATCCCCCTGATACATTATATCCACCAACGCCTGTCCCTTTAGAGGTCGCATCTGCTGTTGGGTTCACACTTGATAGGAATTGGTCTTGTCCATAGTCCTTATTATAGTTGATTGTTATATCATTCCTGACACCACCTAAAGAAGTCCTTGAAATGGATTTTAAATTACAATCATTGAAGTCTATTGTCTTATTTGCACTCCAACCACTTTTCTCTAAGGTCTTTATTGTATATTTCCCATTACCAGATATAAATACCCAGCTTAATATCTGCTTACACATACGTTTTATTAAGTCTTTTGAATTAATAAATTTATTCTGGGAAAAAGCAAATTTAATATCCGCTATGCTATCGGCAAATATATTGCCAATATCGGTTCCACCTGAAGTGTCAAATGAGGATATATCAATTTCAGAGTCCGTCAATGACAATTCAGACCTTAATATGTCCTCTATAATATATATAGGATTCTCATAGAAGTCTGTTGTACCATAGGATGTTCTTCCTGCTATATCAGAATGATATTTTCTACCCTTACCAGAGTAATAGATATAGTCTACTTCAGATGGTGTATTGACTGTCTTGGTTCTTGTCCTGATAATAGTTTCCGTGAAGCCCTGCTCCTCCTCTTCAAATTGAGTCTGAACAGCAATCCCACCAGTTACAATTTCTTCATATTGTTCAGTAATTTTATGTGGCTCTATCCCCTCGATATTGAAATCTATTACTGCCCCTGTTTCATAAATTTGAACAGATTCGTCTGTGGTTCCTGTAAACAATTTAAAACTTATATTTTTTTCAAAATCAAAAGATTCTTCTTCTGCAGGTGTAAACATTCCTGCAATATTATATTTCACTTCTGAGTTAGTTGTGATTGCTGGTAAAGTCACTACACCCGCTAATTGGAAATAATCGTCTACTGTATCCGTTAGGCTTGTAACTGTCCCCCATTTTACTAATGAAGAGATGCCTGTAAAATCACCAAGTTTATTGACCTTTGATATTGCATAGCTTATTGAGGCACGAGAATCAGAAGCTACTGAACCATTTACCGCAATAGTTGTAACGGTAGAAAAACTTCCATCGACTGCATTAAGCGGATTAGTTACACTTCCTGAATTGGTAATCGTTCCACTACCCTGTCCAGAAGAACTTAAAGGTATATAAACACTTGCACTTGATCCACTAAATTCTACTATCGGATTGTTTGTGGTGGCATCAATAGTCCCAGTTAAAGTAGAATAATACCCATCCTTATATACATATACATTTTCATTGTCTAATGTATGTAATACTTGTGAATCTACCTTTGCCTCTGACCCTTGAACACCAACATCCCACTTATCCGTTATAATTGCAGGGAAAGCTCCTTTATAAAATTGTTTATATCTATCAAAATGAGATGTCGGAATTGTTCCAATGTCTGTTTTTGCATAGAAATCTCCATAAGCCATAGGGATTGGTTTGCCAATGTTCTTTTCAGGTGCATTGGGATAGGTAGCAGAAGTAACGGTAGCTGTTGGAAGTTGTTTGTTATATTTAGAGGTAAAGTCCAATAACTTCAATGAGATACTCTTTGAGCCATAAGAAAAATCACCAGAGATTATACCTGTGCCTATCATTCTTGTTGATGTATCATAAGTACCAGCCCTACCAGTATTCTGGAATAACTCCCATTTACGATTGGCAAAATTATTTGTTGAGAGTAGGTCAGAGAATCTACCACCTTCTATTGTATTATCTGTATTGATTAATTTTACAGACATATTCATTAATGAAGTTGTAAAGTTAAAGAAGTCTAATGAATGGCTTAATCCACCCCAACTGGAAACTACCCCATAGTATGTATCAGAACCATCTACCCTATCTTGGTCTGATACCCCAATGAAGTTAGAAGCTGATGTATCATCGTTATAATATAACTTTAGTACCCAGAATGATTCCGTGGAATGAGTCTCAAGAGCGTTACTTAGACCTGTATCGAAGGCTAACACTATGCTAATGCTCTCGCTTTATTAATTGCAGGTAGGAGTTCATTGGTAACATAATCCTCTTGGACAATACCACCCATAATATTTACAGTAATACCATTCCCTAATGCCCTATCTTCTGGTCTATCTACAGGTGTAATTTGTACGTGTTCTCTTCCTGCTTCACCAACCATAATAAGTTCTGGTTTATCAGTAACGAAATCTCCACCCTTTGCGAATTTCTGTGCTTCTATTGTAGCTACATTAGCTAAACCAGTGGCAATAACAGTAGCCATTGCTATATAGTTCCAAGGGGGTACTCCTGCCCCCAATGCCTTATTTGCACCAGCATAAGTATCAATTATAGCCTGTGTCTGTGCAAGCCTTTTGGAAAGAATTGCTGAACCTTTCATTGATTTATTCAGTTGGCTTAATGCACCAGCAAATGAACCCACTGACTTTATCCTTGAATGCTTTAATTGTTCTGTTAATTTTATTTGACTAACGGTAAGGGCTAAATTACGTTTGATCTGTTCCTCTTCGGTAATAAGCCCATCCACTTTAAGAACTCTATTTTTTTCCATCTCGAGATTTACAAGAAGTAACTGCTCTTCCAAATTTAAACCGTTATGTTGTAAATGAACCTTTTGCTGTAATAATGCAATTTCAGCTTCAATTATCTTCGTGCTTTCTTCGGACTTACTATTGACATTGCCTATTGCCCCCTCAAGTGCTTCAAGTTCCGCTGTCAAGTCACCAGCACCATCAGCGAATAGATTGAACTTATCTATTAATTCAGCCACCACCACCATACCTGCAAGTACAATAAGATTTTTCTTTGACATTTTATTAAATAATGCCATTGCTTTAGTAGCGATTACAGCACCTTTTGCATATATTAAATAGCCTCCAGCTACCACACCTAATGTTAGTGCATAAGACTTAATCTTCTCCTCATCAAATGTTTCAGCAAATGCTTTCATCCCTCGAGCTGACAATAGAACAATAGGCACAAATACAGAGCCAAGATTTTCCCCAACATCGCCAACGGAATTTCCAAGTTGTTTCATAGCACCAAGCATAGTAGTTGCATCTGCTTTGGCTTGTCCACCATATAAATCAGAAATAGCTTTAGTGGCACTCTCTAATCTCTCTGTAGAACCTTGAACTCCCTCTATTGAAATTCCATATCTTGATAAAGCATTCGTTGAACTAAATACACTCTTTGAAACTAAATCAACCGCCCCACGTAAATCCATTCCCTTTGCAACAGCTAAATCCATAGATGCTTTTGTTAATTGTGCTATTGCTTTTTCATTTTCAGTATAAGCACCAACTAATGACATAGCTGTGATAATTTCTTCATCACCGAATGTTGTGACTTGTTGCTGTGCGGATGCAAATGCTAATAGAATATCTGATCTTCTACCTATGGTTGA